TCTGCGTCTCGCGGTCGAGCTTCGCGCCGACCTCGGCCGACTCGGCGGTGAGGGTGTCGAGCTCGGTGGCGTCAGCCTTCGCCTCGTCGGAACCCTCCTCGCGCTCGAAGGATCGGATGGCGTCGATGCGCTGCACGATCTCGGCGGCGCGGTTCTGCAGCTTACGGATGGCGTCACTCACGGTAGGAACTCCTGGGGAAAATGGACGATCTACACGAACGGTACCCACGACTGCCAAACCCTTGAACGTCGCCCGTCCTATCGCAGGACGTTTTCGGCCGGCCCGCAGGCGTCGCGGAATCTGGCGGCCTGCCAATCGATTGCCGCTTCCAGCTGGCCGAGCTCTGGATATTCGGGGTCGCGCTTCTTCGCAGACGCGAGCACCTGGCGGCTGTAGCGCTCCATCTCGCGGGCGAACCGCTCGGTCTCACCGCGCTTCTGCCAGCCGACTTGACGCCGGCAGATAGAGCCGTGGATGTAGGAGTTCCATTCGTCCAGGATGTAGAGCGGTTCCGCGTCCCAGTAGCGCCGCTGCTCGACAAGGTAGTGCGGGAACAGCTGGCCGCGTTCGGCCGGCGGTATGTCGCTCGCCACCTGGGCCAGCGTCATGCGGGGATGGTTCTCGAACACCAGGGCACGACCATCGAGAACGTAGAGCGTGAAGCCGTGCCGCCCCTTCACCTGGCTGGTCATGGCGTGGGTGGCCTCATGGCACCAAGTCACGACGTCGCCCAGGTCTGTCGGGTCGCGCCAGAAGTACGGGCGATCCACGCGCGACAGGACGTCGGCCAGGATAGGGGGCAGGCTCGGGTGCACCTTCCGCACTTGCTCGGCCTTGGTGGCCTGGGCCAGGGGGACGGGAACCAGGGCACCCCCTGGGAGCCCCTGGGATGGCCCAGGAGGGGCGATTGCCGGCGGGGCGGGTGCCTGGGGGGCCGGCTGGGAGGGCGGCCCCTGGTGGCCCGCGGGCGGGGCCGGTTCCTCGCGGGCCGGCGGGAGGTCCATATCGGCCGGCTGTGCGGATACCTGGGCGGGGCCGATGATATCGACCGCCTGCGGCTGATCGAGGCCGCCGCGCCGATCACAGCGGGCGGCCCCGATCATCGCAAGGATCGAGAGCACTGCACAGACGATGCCGGATGCCTTGGGCATCACAGGCCGTATTCCTCGCGCACCTCGGCCCTGGCCTCACGCACTGCGTCCTTACGGGCGCGGCGGTAGGTCTTCGTGTAGCCGTGGCAGCCCTTCGCCTTGGGCTTCGAGGGCACAACCTCGGTGCTCGTCGTGGTCTTCGTGGTCGTGGTGGTCACGACGTCCTCGGCCACGACGGTCAGACCGAGACAGGTCAGGACAAAGGCACCAATCAACGCTTTCATGGGATGGCTCCTGGGGTTCAGCGGAAACGTGTCCGCATTGAAACCCAGGAAGCCCCACCCTTGAACGTCAGCGGGCCTTCCTGTCTCGCCGCCATACTGTCGCAGCATCGACTACGCGGTGCTGCCGATGGCCGCATTGCTGGCAGCGCATGTATTGCACCTGTCGATCACCGGCGCGACGCGAGCACTCGACCCGCATCCGGCACCCGCAGCTGCATTCAGTGGGAACGGCCATACCCTCGAAGCCTCGCAGCTGATGCCGCCGCAGCTGCGACCGCAGCACGGTAGCCCATGTCGAAAACCTTGGGGCGATGCTCCCGCTCCCAGGCCTGGAAAGAACGCATCGACACGTTCGTCGCGCTGTAGGCCGGAACGGTCACGATCGAAACGTCGTACAGCGCATCGACCGCTGAGACGGTTCGCACGTTGTGGCCGTCCGCGTCCTTGTGGTAGCTCTCGCCTTTCGGGCTGACCGTGAACGCGAAGCTCATTCCCGTGATGTCTCCGCGCTGCACGAGCACGCCCAGGTCGCGGCCCAGCTGCGTATCGGGCGGGTCGATCTCTGCGGCCAGCCCCTGGTCATCGCTCGACAGGCGAAGCGTACCGCTGGTCGAGCGGCCCAGGACATGATCGTTCGAGTGGTTGAACAGCGCGAGCACGCCGCCGCCGGCACCCAGGCCCGCACGGCTCAGCGCGTTGTCGAAGCACCCAGGAGCCAGCATCTCGTGGAACTGGCCCAGGTTCTCAGAGAGCGAATTGTAGACCGCAGCGTAGCCGCGAAAGATCGGCGGCAGGCCGTCGCGCTTCTCGATGCGCACGCCGGCCCCGTCTGCGGTGATCGGCATGAAGCGCCGTTCAATCTCCATCGGTCTGTTCTCCTGGCGGTTCGGGGGCGGGGGCCGTGTTCGATTCCTCTTGCGGTAGTGCCTGGGTTGCGGGCACTGCCACGCCGGCCACGACGCCGGCCACCATGCTGTTCACCTGTTCGGCGGTCAGCTGCGGGAACGCAGCCGCGAGGATGGCCTTCGCGCCGGCCGGCAGGAGCAGACCGCTCGACACGTTCGCGAGGATTTCCAGGAGGGAAGAAACCTGCGCACCGTTCAGCATCTCGGGCGGTGCCGCAGCTGCGGCCGGCTGGCCGTCTGCGGCCTGGGCCAACGGCTCGGGCATCTTCAGCGGGGCCATGTTCAGCTGCACGAAATACTGATCCGCCGCCTCGTCCTCGATCGGGTCCATGTCCTCGAGGCGCCGCACATCATTCGGGCTGACCGCGCCCAGCTGGAAAAGCGTGTTATAGAAATTCGAGCGGGCCGAACTGTCGCCTCGCATCAAGCCCTTGCTGTCGATCTTGCAGTAGAGCTCACCCTCGAACGTGTTCAGTATCGACCGCTGGATCGCACCCTCGATGCGCCGCTGCCAGGGCGTGATCGTGAACACCTGGGCGTTCAGCGATTCCATCTCGACGTTCGAGTATGTGCCGTGCGACAGGTCGCCAATCATGGTCGGCCCGATGCGGAAGGCGCGGGCCACCTCGGTCACGATGCTGTTTCGCAACTCCATGAACTGAGCCGACTCACGGCTGGCCGCGTCGATGATCTTCGCGGTGATCCCGTTGGGCAGGACGCAAGTGCCGCCCGCGTTGCGGGGGCCGGCGAACATCTTGCGCCACGCAGACCGCAGTTTCTCGATGGCAGTCTCTGGGATGGGCTGCGACGATTCGAGGATCACACTGGGGCGAGCGTTGTTCTCCCAGTAGCTGATCGCGGCCGCGTCCATCTTGCGGGCCAGTTCGATCGAGTTCCGGCACAGCGTCGCCGGCATGATGCCGGTGTATCCGTTGTTCGTCATGCCGCGAACGTGGAATATCTCGCGCTGCGTGAAATGCCGATACTCGTCCGATCCGAAGTTGATCGGGTTCACCAGGGCGTCGCCCGCGAGCGCGTCGGCCGGCACGTTGTTTCCAGGCATCCAGTAGTAGTAGTCGAGCTCGCCGTCTGCGTTCGGCTGAACGGTCATCCGCGAAGGATGAAGGGGCCGCAGCTCAGTCGCGAAGCCGCGCTGCCCTGGCACGATGAGGCTGAACGAATTGCCCCACAGTGCGACATGGTGCACCAGCTGCTCCATGTATTCGTAGTAGGACTGCCAGGCATTCGGTTGATTGCAAAGCGTTTTGAAAAGAGGGTGGTCGCTTGCAAGCTCGCGGTCGCCATCTGGCAGTGATCGGTATAGGTGCATCGGCATGGCCGCCACTGTCTCGGCCAGGAAGCGCACGCAGGCATAGATCGCGGTCACGCGAAGGGCGGTCTCGACATCGAGGTCGGACTGCTTGTCACTGTCCACCCATCGGATCGGTGGCAGCGCGCCCGTGTCAGACACGAATCGCAGTTCATGCTCTCGGCTGTTGTTCGGTGCGATCATGGCAAACACGCTACACGCGACAGGCGAACCCTTGAACGTGCTACCGGTAGCGGATCACCGCGAACCAGCGGCGGGCCGTGGGGCTGTAGGCCGTGGCCTCCTCGATGATCTGCCGGCGGCCAAAGTAGCAGCAGTTCCTGCGGGCCTGGTCTGCGGTCTGGCCCGTTCCGATCCCTTCGATTTTTCCGCAGCTGCTATGCACCAGGCGGCCGATCCTCGCCAGGTACGAAGCGTGGGCCTGGGCCGTTGGGCCTGCGGCCGGCGCAGCGGCCGACAGGAACACGACCAACGCAACCGCCACAAAGAAGTCTCGCATGGTGATACCCTTTCACAGTTCAATCAAATCCCAATCCTCTTGCCGTATCTTCGCCGTCGAAGCCAACGACAACGCCATGATCGACGCCACGATGGGGTCGATACGTTCAGTCGATTTCGATTTGCAGGGTGCGATATTTCCGTTGGCATCGGTGCGGATGGCGACGTTCGAGGCCGCCCAGGCCAGCACGGGATTGTTCCCGTGTCGGATCTTCTTCTGGGCCACAAGAGTTTCGAGCAGCTTCGAGGGGCTCGACATCGAGCCTATGCCCATCGAGTAGCCAACGACATCGAGGCCGCCCTGCTGCAACTTCGTGAAGGTGCTGGCCGCGTTCCACTGGTCGCCGGCCAGACGGACGATCCGGTGACGCTCCGCGTATTCAAGGATGTATTTCTCGACCACCTCGTAGTCGCAGCGGTCGCCGTCCGTGCCGATGATCCAGCCCTCGCGTATCCACTGAAGGTAAGGCACTCGATCCTTCAGTTCTCGCTCGGCCGCCGTGTCCATCGGGATGAAGCATTTCAGGTCGATGTCATAGGTGCCGTCATCAGCTGGGAAGCAGAAGGCCACGGCCGTGATGTCGGTCGTGCTCGCCAGGTCAAGGCCGGCCCAGCACTCGCGGCCCTCGAGCGCCTGCGGGGGAGGATCACCGCACGCGGCCCAGCTGGTCGGGTCGAACCACCTCACATCGGAAGTTGTCCAACGGTTGAGCCGGTATCTCATCCACGAATTCAATCGGCTGGGGTTTGCTCTCGCGTCTTCGGCGTCAGACCGAAACGATTCGATCGGGATGGTCACGCCCAGCGAGGGGTTCGACTTGAACCAGGTCGATTCCGCGAACGGGTCTTCTTCCTCGTCGGCCGCAAATATCTTGCCGAAGAATGTGGGGTTCGAGGCTGGATCGGCCTTCACCTTCTCCGCGTCCTGCCACCACTCCCAGGCCACCGACTTGCCGCGCTCGTAGCCGGCCGTCGAGATCGCGATCATCATGGGCTGCGTTCGAGCGGAGCCGGCATAGCGAAGCGCATCGAGCAAACGCCGATCACGCATCGCGTGGATTTCGTCCGCGAGTACGGCACTCGCATTGATGCCTTCCGCACGATACGAATCGGAAGACAGGATCGAGTACCGCGAGCCGCTGGCCCGATGGATCAGCGTGTTCCGAGAGTCTACGATCTCGATCACGCGGGACAGGTGGGGCGAGGCCCGCACCATCGCGGCGGCCTCTCGGTAGATGATGCCGGCCGATTGCCTGTCAGTGGCGCAGCCCCATACCTCGGCCCCTGGTTCACCGTCTGCCACCAGGAAGTAGAGAGCCAAGGCCGCGAGCAGAGTAGACTTCCCGTTCTTCTTCGGCGTGAAGATGGCGGCCGTGCGGTATCGACGCCGGTCGTGTTCGTCCACCCAGCCGAACAGCGGCGCGATGATCTCTTCGCGTTGCCAATCCATCAGCTTCATCGGCTCGCCGGCCCACAGCTGGCCCTTGCTCATGGTGCAGAATGTTTCGATGAACTCGCAGACCCTCGCGGCCCGCGACTCCTCGAATCGGTAGCCCTCGATGGCCTCGGGCCGGTCAGGCTTGTTTCGAGAGGAACGCCGCGAGCGGGTCATTCTGTCCTGCTTCGTTCGAGGCTATGCCAGTGCGACTGCTCGGCGTCATGCCGAACTCGCGGGCGATCTTCAGCAGCTGCGCCCCCATCTTGTGCACCAGGGTGGCGCTCGGGCTGACCTGGGCGTATCGCACTTTGCCGGCCTCGTCCTTCATCACGATGATGTCGGCACCACGCTGGCACAGCCCCAGGTGCTTCAGCCACTCCACGAACGTCACGCAGTAGTGGCCGATCGTGTCGGTGTCTGCGTTCGTCATCAAGCCCATCGCGACAAGCTTCGGCACGACTTCGTGCCACTTGTCCAGGGCCGGCCCCGTCACCCAGGCCGGCGGCTCGATGGCATCGGCCGCCGGCTGGGGTTCGTTCTCGGGGATCGGGCGCTTGCCAGGATTCCCTCGCAGGATCCGCAGCGCTGTCGGTTGTTTCGGCCGGCCTCGTTGTCCCATGACATCGAGCCTACCGCAATCGTGAGAACTCGCAAATCAACGGGTCTTCCTGGGGCGGCCGAAAGATGGGTGACGCTCGAACGCAGCTGCGTCCGCACGAAGCACGAACCACAGCCCATCCATCTCGAAGGCCCGCCACTCGCCGGCCTTCGCCTTCGCCCTCACCCACGATGGCGATACGTCTGCCAGCTTCGCGGCCGTGCCCACGCTGCACCAATCGGCAGGATCGAAGTTTCTGATCTTCATGCGAACAGCCCTCCCTTCACGACTCGCGGAGTCGGGTACTCGCGGACGATCTTGCCATCGAGCTCGATGCCCATCTCGGTGCGGTAGCCGGCGCTCTGCTTGTGGAAGAAGGCCGCCCCCGTGTCGCTGCACTTACGGTGCATCGACCTGGCCCACTCCTTATCTTCGGCCCGATGGCCTGGGCCTGACTCGCCGCCGTAGATCACCCAGTCGATGCCGGTGATGTCCAGGTATTCGAGCGACCCCAGGGCCGGCTCGTAGGAAATGAACCGCACGACGGCGGGGATGTCACGCAGGTGATCGACACGATCGGCCACCCGCATATCCTCGACGCTGGTGCCGAGCCAGACGTTCGGGTACCCGCCCGATCCCCAGTCCTTCGGCAGGCACTCGCGGATGCGCTGGGGCCGCTTGGTCAGCAGCTGCCAATCGAGGCCGTCACACTCGCGGATGATGTCCCACATGCGCGGCCTGGTGGCGGCCGGCGTTGCGTGGTCTTCGGCCCAGTCCATCATCGAGCCACAGAAGACGCGGCGGCGCACGCCGTCTCGCTTCGCGGCGCGGTTCCAGGTCAGGACGTTTTGCCAGACCGTCTTCGCTACTTGCCTCGCCTTGCCTGCTCCCCATACGTCCAGGCCCAGCTTGCCGCTCGCGATCTTCTCCGCGTAGCAGTTCCTGCACCCTTCCGAAACCTTGACGCAGCCGAGCCAGAAGTTAGCCGTGTGATCCGTCCAGGCAATGATCGTGCTGTCGCTCATGTCGATGACCTTTCGTGTAGTGGTTCAGTATCCCGTGACCTTGATGATCCAATCGCCGCGCACCTGTTCGGCCTCGAAGGCGCAACCCTCCTCGACAAGCCTACGCACAAGCGCGGCCAGCGTGGCCTCTGCGTCTGGCGACTGCGGAATCTTCAACGTGCCCATGTCTCTGCTCCTGTTGATGCTCGAACCTCGATCCACAACTCGCGGCCCCGTCACACTCGGGGCCGGTGGCAGTGGGCCGCAGGCTACTTCGTGAAGGCCTGCCCCAGGATGGCTTCCAGCTGGGGCAGACGGACGGCGGGAGTCCTGCCGATCGGCTGGCCCTTCCGCTTGTCGGCCTCACGCTTCTCGACTCGCTTCACCACCGCGAGCGCCTTCCGCTTCTCGGCCTTCACGGCCTCGCGGGCCTTGAACTCCTCGCGAGCCTTCTTCGAGATAGCCCGCGACTCGGCCAGCTGCGCGTCGATCTTCTGGAGCATTTCGCTCTTCGCCTTCGGATGCTTCCAGCCGTTCGCCTTGCGGGTCTCCCAGGCCTTGCGGGCCGCAGCCTTCAGGCGAGCCAGCCGATCCTCGGGCGACTCCTCGGCCTTCGAGGCCTTCGGCTTCGCGACCGGCTTCGGCTCCTCGACCACCGGCTCGGGCCGGCCCTTGACCGCTTCGGCGCAGCCCTGGCCCCCCAGGATGCGAGCGTTCGGGTAGGCCTTCTTCGCATCCGCGATGCTGTCGAACTCGGTGACGTAGAAGCCGTCGAGCTTCACGCACCACAGGTTCCGGCCCTTCGCATCGACGAGCGCCTCGATCTCGTACCGCTCCGACTTGTTCGTGAGCTTGTCACGCTTCGCGGTATCGACCGCCACGATGCTCGGCCGCTTCACGCGGGCCTTCGTCTCGGCCTTCTTGCTCACGGTCTTCTTCACAGTCTTCTT